GATACAACGCCAATGGGCGAGGCTATGATCCAAACAATAACGGCAAGAATATTTAATTTTTTTCCACCGCATTTAACGGGGTTTTTTGGTACCTGGAAGATGGCTAAAAAAACCGGGAGCAAACTGCCTTGGAAAGTTTGGAAAGAATGTTTAAAACTTTCAAAAGGTGTTAATAAAGAGTTGGCCTTATATAGTCCGATTGAATTTTTAGAGCACGACATTCAAGAGGTTAGAGATAGATTTAATATATTCACTCCTAAAGTCTACGCTGAATATGTTAAGTCTTTACCAAAGTTTTCTAGAATGGACACTATCCACCCTAATTATCAAGATAAAGTATGGAACGCAGAAATAATTTAAAATGGAATTGGCCCATATTAACAAAGATAAAAAAAGTCTATAAAGAAAAGGGCCTGGCTAAAACTGTTTTATGGATCCTGGTTATATTTCTAGGAATAAAACTTGTGATCCTAAATGGAATTATTTTTATATTAAATAATGTTTTTGGCACTGCTTTTGAATATGCCCCAATATTAAGATTTATTTTCGGAGGTTAGAGTGCCATATATTTCAATTACACCTAAACCTGGCATAAAGAAAAACGGAACAGATTATGCAAATAAAGATTCCTGGATTGATGGAAATTTAGTCCGTTTTGAAAATGGCTATCTAGCAAATGTTGGGGGATGGCGAAAATTAAAAGAAACCCCAGTACAGGGCACACCGATTGGGGCCTACGCTTATTACACAAATACAAACAGACAAGTCCTGGCAATAGGTACCAGGGAGAAAGTTTATGTTAATTATGACAACCAATGGTACGACATCACGCCGACAGGCTTTACCGGAGATGTTTCTAACTCTCCTCTTGGTTATGGGGCCTATAATTGGGGAGCAGAAGATTATGGCGATGCAAGATCACAAAGTGGCCTGGCTTTTGGAACAAAACCTTTTAGTTTTGCAAATTTTGGAGAAAACTTAATATTTGTTTGTGGATCTGATTCTAAAATTTATAAATGGCGTCCGGACAACGGATCTGGAACAACCCCTCCGACACCAGACTCACAAGCCGTACAATTAACAAACGCTCCCCTGGGATCCCAGGGCATATTAGTGACTAACGAGCGTCATATTTTTGCGTTTGGTAATACTAGCAATCCAAGACAAATAAGATGGTCGTCCAGGGAAACAGATACAACCTGGGCCCCGGCTACAACAAATACGGCCGGTGACTTAACAGTGACAAGTGGAGGTCTTATCCAGGGCGGCGTTAAATTTGGAGCCGATGTTTTAGTTTTTACAGATGTCGGTCTAAATAAAATTTATTACACCGGAGCTCCTTTTATTTATGGTATTACAGACGCCGGTCAAAATTGTAGGGCCGCAAGTATGCGAACAGTCGTCAATGCCGGAAACTTTGTAGCCTGGATGGGAGATAATTCTTTTTATTTATATTCGGGCCAGGTACAAAAAATACCTAGTGATGTCCACGACTTTGTTTTTGATAATATTAATTATCCTTATCGTGCGGCCGCTTGTGGTGGTCATAACCAATTATTCAACGAGATATGGTGGTTTTTCCCTAGTGGCCTTTCAAAGCATCCTAATAAATATGTGATCTGGAATTACATGGAGAAAACCTGGAGCATAGGAGAGCTCGACCGCTCATTCTGGATTGACCAGGGTGTTTTCTCTTTTCCTATTAGCGGCGACTCTTCTGGGAACTTATATGAGCACGAAACTAATAGCATACAAACATCGCCTAATAATACGGCCGTGCCATTTTGTAAGTCTGGGCCCATACAAATTAGCCAGGGAGATAATTTAGTCCAGGTTAATCAAATTGTCCCGGATAGCGATGCAACAAATTTACCAGGCGTCACTTTAGGCTTTAAGGGAAAAAATACTCCCCTGGGGCCAGAAACAGATTTTGGAAACTTTACTTTTGAAACAGATGGCTACACAGACGCTAGATTTACCGCCAGGCAAATTAATTTAGAGGTGACGGGCGATGCAAACCAAGATTTTCAAGTTGGCGATATAAGGCTTGATGTAAAAGCTAGGGGGCGTCGTTAATGCCAGATTACGGAGATAGAGGCGGATTCCAGGGTAGTGGTAGGGGCGGCAATCCTGGAAACTCTGGAGCCGGTTATGGCTCTAATAATAGAGGTACGCCATATTCAAAAGATTTAGGCGAGGCAATAGCCAGGGCCAATATGAGAAACGCCCCGGATCCGGTGTCATATGTCACACAATCGGTCGTCCAGGAAAGAGGCGGTTATACTCACGGATCTGTAAGTCCAGGCGATTTGGCCGGTATGGCCGGTATGATGGCCCAGTCCAATAATTTTGGCGGACAAAATAACAAAGATGTACAACGAGCAATGGATAACGCTTATTCCAGGGCCGAGCCTGGGGCCGGGGAAAGAGGCGTTTTAGGATCATACAACCTGGGTATGGGTATCAATCCGACCACAGATATGGGCCTTATTGATAGTCTTAAATATAACACTATTGACCAACCTGGTTTTATGAATCAAGTGGCAAATATGGGTGTTGGATTATTAGGCAATATGGTGGCTCCAGGACTAGGCACAGTAATCGGCTTATTAAATAGAGATAAAAGAGACCAACAAAAAAATATTAATATGAAAATGGCCAAGGTAGATAAGGATAAATTTAGCGGCCCAGATAGACAGGAGTTAATTTATGGCTCGTAGAACATTAATTAGACCAGAGGAACAATATAGCCAAACTTTTTTAAATTATTTGGTCGACCAGATTGAGGATATTACAGGCCTTACATTCACTAAAGGCGAAAGAATTGAAGCAAACGGCGTAGATAGTTCAGAAATCGTACTAGTTTCGCCAAATGGCACAAAGTATAAATTAGAGGTAGATAATAGTGGCAATATCAGCACAAGTGTCGTCGTTTAATTACGACTGGCAAAGATGTAGAAAATATATTGTTAATGCTGTTGAGCATCAAGACCTCTATTCAATAGAGGATATAGAGGTTAAAATAGCAGACGGAACATTCCAATTCTGGCCAGGAATACAATCCGCATTCGTCACAGAAATAAGTCGCTTCCCACAAAAGACAGTTTTAAATTTATTGTTTTGTGGAGGGGACTACAAAGAGTTAGAGGCAATGCTTCCATATATTGAAGAGTTTGGTAAGCGTTGTGGGGCCACACAAATATTCGGAGGCGGACGCCCAGGGTGGACAAGAAAATTAAAACACCTGGGTTTTAAATCTGAACATCTAATTAGCAAGGATCTTTAAAAATGAGCAAAGGAAAAACAGTACAATCAGCAGAAGTCAAAACACCTAAATATCAAGAGGACGCATATAAAGAGCTATATGCAATGGGCCGTCGAGCGGCCAATAGAGCATTCACTCCATATACGGGACAAGCAGTAGCCGGGCAAAATGCGGCCGGTCAAGAGGCTTACAACACCTCTAGAGAAATGATGTCTGATGCTAATAGATTTGATCCAACGGCCGGACTTATGTCTAACATCGGTCAAGGCGGCCAGGTAGGCTCAGTAGGTTATAACGCTAATGTTGGCTCGGCCCAGGGGCAATTAGGAAACCTGGTAGACAGAGGAAATATTAGAGAAATGGGCCAACAAGAGATTTTAGGAAAAATTGGAAATTATTTAAATCCTTACCAGGATATAGTCACAGACCAGGGCATAAGAGACCTAAATAGGTCAAGACTAAAACAATTAATGAGTGACCAGGACGCACAAATAGGCCGAGGTGCTTTTGGTGGATCCAGGGGAGCTCTTTTAGAATCAGAAACAAATAAAAATTATAATGAAGCCGTTGCGGATTTTGTTGCACAACAAAACCAACAAGCGTTTGACAGGGCCACACAATTAGCGTCGGCCGATATGGACAGACAATTAACGGCCGACACAGCAAATATGGGCCAAGATGCGGCCGTCGCAATGGCTAACCAGGGTGCTCTAAACCAGGCGGCTATGATCGAGCAAGAAAGATTTAATAAATTAGCAGACCTTGGTTTTGCCGGGGCACAAATGGAACAGCAAAGAATGTTAGACCAGGCTAAATTTGACGATGCCAGGTTTGACAGAGATAGAGCTATATTTGGCGATATCCTGGGGGCACAACAAGGGGCCGCAAACTTTGCATCACAACAAGGCCTATTGAATAGAGCTATTGACCAGGAACAACTAGACTTTGATAGATCTGAATTCTTTAGAAGAATAAATCAACCGGTCGAAAACCTTGGAATATTTAATAGTGCGGTTTCTGGAGTGCCATTTATGGGTGCTCAGAGCACAACATCGCAAAAGAAAACAGGCTTGGGTGATGTCCTAGGTGCCGGACTCCAGGTGGCTAGTCTTTTCTCTGATGCTAGATTAAAAGAAAATATTCAATATCAATACACAATGACCAAAGGCTACAAAGTCTACACTTGGGATTGGAATGATAAGGCTCAAGAAATTGGCATTAATAATAACAATTATCCAACTAGCGGTGTTATCGCCCAGGAAATTGAAAAAATTAATCCAGGGGCCGTTTTCCAAGATCAAGAAACAGGCTACCTGGTCGTTAATTACGAGAGGCTATAATTATGAGTTTAAAAAATCCTTTCCAGGCTCCAGGCGTTGTCACACAAAATATCGCCGGGCCTTTAGCTCCTGGACAAGATCCTAGTTCAATGACCAGGCAAATAGCCGGGAACAGTCCTTTTGCAAATAGACTCGCAACAATGGGCGGTCTTAACAATGCTCTATCGCAAGACGATATGATGAAGATGAGCGACAAAGACTTAGACGCTTACAATAAAAAATTTAAAACTGCAAAAGGGGCCGGGATGTCAGACTTGCTTATGGCCCTGGGTAGTGCATTTAAAGGCGAGGACATTGCGGGTAATGTAGAAAAAATGAGAGACGCCAGGACATCTAGAGCAGATGAAGCTAGAAAAATTCAACTGCAAAATGAGATGGCTAGGCTATATCGCCAGGGCGATATGGAAGGGGCAATGGCTATTGGAATGGAGTTAGGAGATAGCGGTATCACTCAAGGCATAATTCAACAATACAACAAAGAGCAAAACAGACCTAAAAGGTCAGCAGACGGCCGTTATTTAATTACTTATGATGCAGACGGCACACCGCAATACACTTTAGATGAAGACTTGCAAAAACAAGAGCTCGACTATCAAAGACAATTAACTGCGATTGCAGACGCAAAGAAAACCAAACCTGGAGCGAGTTTCCTTGCTAGTGAAAGAAAAGAGGTCGAACTTATTGATGATCTTGAAAGGGTGGCTAGTGATGCTGATTACTTTGCACAACAAATGGAAGCCGGTAATCTAGATTTATCAAGATCAGATAATTTTGCTGATTTTATAAAAAACAATGTCACAGGAAATCTTTTCACTAGTCCGGAAGATCAGAAAGAATTTGAAGTAAATCAAAAATATAACAGATTCTTAGAACAACTTAGAGCAACAAGTTTGGCTTTACAAACTGGTACTAAAACAGATATGGATGCTGAGTTAGCAATGAAGCAAGTAGAGTCATCAAGAAACCCAGAAGAATTTATTATTGCAATGAATGATCTGAAAAAAATCAATCAGCAACGAGCGGATCTGAAAAGAGGTATTTTGATTGATCAAAGAAATGAGCTTGGTTATGTGATTCCAGACTATTTAAATCAATCTTTTGCAGATGACATAGAGTTTGAGGAAGTAGAATAAGTGAAAATAAGAGTCCAGGGAAAA